AGTCTGCTATTGAACAACAAACAGAAATGGTTAAGGCATCAGGTAGTAGTTTTGTAGCTGCATTGTCTGCTTCAGTACGCCCTGTAGTAACATACTGGATTTTGTTGCTATGGTCATTTGTTCATATCTGGTTGTCCTACAATGCATGGGCTAATGGTATGCCTCCAGTAGACGTATTCAAAGTAATGATGTCAGCAGACTTCTCTGCTCTTGTATCTGGTACTCTTAACTACTGGTTCCTTGATCGTACACTTAATAAACGTGGTCTATGAATTTAACTATAGCCGCAGACCTGTGTAAACAGTTTGAGGGCTTTAGATCTAAGCCCTACTTATGTCCTGCTGGTATAGCCACTATTGGTTACGGCAGTACATACTATGCTGACGGTAGACGAGTAACGCTTCAGGACGCTCCTATGAGTGAGCCTGAGGCTTACGAGTTACTGCTCAGAGAATTACATCATACTTATTTGCCCGGAGCACTTAAGTATTGTCCTGTGCTAGCCACAGATGAAAAGAAATTAAATGCCATTGTTGACTTCTGTTATAACTTTGGGATTGGTAGGCTACAAACAAGTACATTAAGACGAAAGATTAATGAACAAGATTGGGAATCTGCTAAAACAGAATTAATGAAATGGAATAAAGGTGGCGGTAAAGTTCTTGCTGGACTCGATAAGAGACGCAAAGCTGAATGCCAATTACTCGGTACCTAATAGTATAAAAGGAATAACGTTGAAACGTAGTATTAAACAACGTAACGAAAAGTTTGTTCGAGCAGAAAAAGCTTTTCATATTAATCCCAAGACACACAATCAAAAATTATTGTTAGAAGCAATCAACGAATTCCCTATCACAGTTACTCTTGGTGCTGCCGGAGTAGGTAAGACGTATTGTGCTGCAAGTAAGATAGCACAACTATATCTCACAGGTAAGTATGAAAATATTATTCTTACCCGAAGTAACGTACCTACAGGAAGATCATTGGGATTCTTCCCCGGTGACATCAATGAGAAACTAACCCCGTGGCTATTACCACTTATTACAGTACTAGAAAAACAACTAGGTAAAACTAAATATGAGTACATACAAGCCAAGGGTATTTTACAACTACAACCACTGGAAACTATCCGTGGAAGGTCATACGAGAACTCTTTAGTACTTGTAGACGAATGTCAAAATTTAACTATTGAAGAGCTTAAGGCTATAACAACACGACTAGGTGAGAATTCTAAAATGGTTCTCATGGGTGATTCATCACAATCCGATATTGATAATGGATCTAACATTATTCGTTTCTGTAATATATGTGAAAAACATGATATTGAAATTCCTATTATTAGGTTTACAGTAAATGATATTGTCAGGTCAGATATTGTTGGTCAATTAGTTAGAGCATTTATTAAAGAAAAAATTTAACGGTAGTATAACTAACGTTACACTATAAGGAACTAATATGGCAACTCCAGTTGATAAGCTAGGTAGGGGTGGTTTAAACACTGATGTACCACCTATCATTTTACCACCAAATACATTTACGGATGTGTTAAACGTTCGCTTCGATGATGAAGCAGTACAAACAATTACAGGTGAAACAACATCAAGAGCTGTGTCTATCGCACCTGACTTTGGAATTCACTGGAGGAGGCCTGATCAGGGTTATAACATCTTTGCTAAAAATGGAAACATTGTTAGGGTAGATGCTTCAGGTGGCACGTCCTCTATGTTTAGCAGTTCAGACTCAGCATACAACAACAGTGATTGGCAAGCTACTAAATTCAATGGTGGTTACGCTATCATTATGAATAATGGTAATACAACCCCATTGTATTGTTTGTTTGGGAGTGCTTCTGCTGGAAGTACATTCCAACCTTTACCTAACTGGAATTATGTTTCAGGGATGACAGTTACTGCTAAGGTTATTAGATCATTAAACTATTCTTTAGTTGCAGCTAATTTAACAATTAATTCTGGTGGAACAACAACATACGCTCCTGGAACTATTCGAGTTTCAGTTCAAGCACCTACTGGTGATGTACCTAGTGTTTGGCAACCCGGAATAACAACTGATACAGCAGATGAATTTGAATTAAGTTCTACCTCACCTGTACTAGATATGGCTGAACTTAGGGGAAACATGTTTGTATATTCTTCTGATAGTATTAGTTTACTTACTATCGGTGCTCAAACAAGGGTGTCATTCTACTCAAAGTCTTATGGTATTTTAAATACTGATTGTGTAACAGAATTTGATGGTAGCCATTTTGTTGTAGATAGAAACGATATTTATATTCATAATGGCTCTGGCTCTATTGAGTCTATAGCTGATTGGCGTATTAAAAAGTATTTCTTTAATGAACTTAATAGAAATGCTCTTGATAAAGTACATATTACTAAACATGCTTTTAATAAAGAGATCTGGATTAATTTCCCTGAAGACTCATCTACAGTTTGTAATGAAGCTTTAATTTATAATTATAAAAATAATACATGGACTAAAAGAACATTACCTTCATTGACATACTCTTTTGTTGGTCCCGCTAATGTTAGTAATACCTTTCAGTATGGTAAGGAAGTTGTTTACCTTTGTACAAACACAACACAAACATTGGTTACAGATGATAACTACTTAATGTGGAATGGTACATCACTAGCTTCATATAATTCATATGTTGAAAAGATTCATTTAAATACAGGTGATGTTACTGGTAGTACTTTGATTACAGCTATTTATCCCGTATTTGATAAGGTACCAACTAATACAAGTATTACTGTTAGAGTAGCAGGTCAAAACAATTATGTTGATATACCTGATTTATCTGTTGATAATCCCAATTTAAAAGACACATTTACTTTCTTACCTAGTAATGAAAGATCACAAGGCTATAAAGTTGACCCAAGGGTTAATGGTAGGTTGATTAGCTACAGAATTACTTCAAGTGGTCCTTGGCGACTTGCTATGATGTATATTGACGCTAAACCTGCTGATCGGAGGTAATATGTTTAATCCACCTATTACAGGTAACGCAGAGCTTGATGCTTTCCTAGCTCAACAAGCTCTTGGTACAGGCACTGCTGCTTCATCTGGTTTTACTATTAATAGTAATACTGGTTTTATTACCGATAGTATGGGTAATACAGTAGGTTATTTATATAAGTATATTGCTATTAAGTATGCTGATGATAATGTTGGTACTAACTTATCTAACTCACCTACTAATAAAGCTTATTATGGTATTAAGAATTCAGACTTAACAACAGAATCAACAACACCAGCAGACTATACTTGGTATAAGGTTACTGGTGGATTCTCTACTACTAAGTTCTTATGGTACCAAGCTTCGGGTGGTCGTACTATTAATTTTTCTGTAGCAACAACATCCCCAGGATCAAGTTGGTTACAAGATAATGGTAGCTCTATTGATGCTGATATTGTTACTAACTCAACAGCTAACACAACAGCTGCAGCCGCTTTAGCTACTGCTACTGTAGCACAAACAACGGCTAATGCTGCACAGACTACTGCTAACGCTACTGCTGCAGACTTACCTAACAAGCTTACAAAAAATGCCGCTGATATTCTTAGTGGACCAATTACATTTTCTACTTTTGGTGGTGTAGCCACTACAGGTATTACTATTGATGGTGCAGGTAATGCTACCGGTACTGGTGTAGCAATGACTTCTAAAGGTCTTATTGGTAGGAATAGTAGTGGATATACATTTACTATCGATGCAACAACAGGTAATGCTACATTTAGTGGTTCATTAAGTGCTGCTACAGGTACATTTGCTGGTTCTCTTAGTGGTGCTACAGGTACTTTCTCCGGAGCATTGTCTGCCGCTACAGGTACATTTGGTTTAATTCAGTCTGCTTCCTCGGGTAACAGGGTAGCACTTAACGAGTCTTCAACATCATACTTGAATGTTTATAACTCAAGTAATACATCTATCTTTAGTGTTACTGGTGATGCAGGGGCTTATTCAAAAGTAACTATTACTGGTGCATCAGCTTTAGCCGCATTAAGCGTTACTAATGCTTCTGGTTACAGTGGTTCTGCTGTATCTGGTACAAGTAACGGTGGTGGTCATGGTGTAATTGGTGTTACATATGATACAGGTGGATCTAGAAATGGTGTACTGGGTGTTAGTTCAGGTTCAGGCATTAATGCTGCTGGTGTACTTGGTTCTAATTCAGGTAGTTATGGTGTATATTCATTTGGTCAATTTGGTGTTAGCAACAGTACATTAGTAACTAACCTTAACGCTAATTATCTTAATGGATATACTTCAAGTTCTTTCTTATTAGCAACAGGTACTGCCGCTGATTCTAACGCTTTAGGTACTTATTCTGCTTCGTCATGGGCACGTATTTTCCCTACTAATTCTGGAACAGCTAATGCTGGTGGTTCTGGTCTTAATCTTTTAGGTAGTGGTTCTACAGGTATTGCAGGGGCTTATATTGGAACATCCGGTTCAGGTAACACAGTTACTTTTGGTGTACAAACAACTAGCCCTTCTGACGTAAGGCTTAAAGAAGAAATTGAAGACATTGATCTTGGGCTTTCGTTTGTTAAACAACTTAGACCAGTATCTTATAAGCTTAAAGCAGATCCAAGACACCAAAAGGGTTATGGATTTATTGCTGATGAAGTACAACAGCTTGGTGTATACGGTACATCACTTGTGTATGAAGAGCCTGACTGGAAAGTTGGAGATGTTACTGGATTTAAAACAGTACACTATCCATCATACGTAGCTGTACTAGTAAAAGCAGTACAAGAACTCTCTGCTAAAGTAGAATCTTTAGAAGCTAAACTTAATAAATAATGGACGTAATTATGCCAAGACAAATAGATATCCCTGCACAAGTTGTGTATGAGGACTTACGCACTATTGAAGAGGTACCCGGAGTTCTTGTAAACGTTCTTGTTGGTAAAACAGATTCAACAGGTGAGTTTATTGTTCCACAACAATTTCAAATCTTTGTTATTGATGGTGAGAACTATACAGAACTTAACGGACCCCCAACAACATGGGCACCAGATAAACCCACAGGTACTTATCGTAATCAAGACCTATGGCACTTCATTGATATATTAAAATCTCAAACATGAAAATAATTTTATTACCACCTGAACAAGTAGTTGAACATTGGAAAACAATTTCTGATCTACTTAGCAAAGTATTAGAGCATAGCCAAGGAGAATCTACATTAACAGACTATCTTAAAAAGATTCTTAATGAGCACGTTCACTGTTGGGTGGTAGTAGATGATAACCAAAATATTATTGGTACTGGTCTAACTCAATACTTACAATACTCACAACATAAAACACTTCATATTATTGCTTTCTCTGGAAGTAACTTTGAAGATCAATCTAAGGTGTTTCCTACTGTGGAACAATTTGCCCGTGATTCTGGCTGTAAAGCTATTGAACAATGGGGTCGTCCAGGATGGGCAAAGGTACTACCTAAGTATGTACCCGGATTTAAAGAAGCTTACGTAGTAATGCGAAAGGATTTAGAATGAAATATAAAATTAATGGTTCTCTCAAGAAGAGCTACGGTGGCGGTGGTGGTACAACAGTACAGAGTATTCCTGATTGGATGAAACCAGCTATTCAAAATGTTAGTAACGCTACAGAGAATGCTTATAGCGAAGGTGAGTTAGGTAAGGTTGCTGGTCCTTCTGAGTTGCAACAACAAGCTTTTGGTACTGGAGCAACAATGCTTGATGCCACAACACAACAATCTTTGCAAGCTCTTGGTGATCAAGCTACTCGATTAACAGGTATGGCTGATGCTCCAAGCGCAGATGTTATTGCAGCACAAAAGCAAGGTATTGTTACTGATGCTCAAAAGAAAGTTGCTGGTCTTAATACTAACTTTGGTTCTTCAGGTACATTGGGTTCTGCACGACAAGCTGTTATGCAAGGTGCTCAGAACGCTGAGACAGTAGGACAACTCGCTAAGGTAGATGCTGATTACCAATCTAATATGTTTAAGAATCGCCTTGCAGCTGAACAAGCATTGCAGGGTACAGCTCAAACAGCATCAGGCATTGCCAATACAGGTGTATCTGGTATGGCTAACCTTGGTAACCAGCAACGTAGTATTGATCAACAAGGTCTTGACGCTACATGGCAAGGTCTTCAGCGTTATGCTTCAACTATTTATGGTAACCCCGCACGTCAACAGGCAGTTGGAGGTAAATAATGGCTGGTATTCAAGGTCAAGCTGTTGGCAATAATGCAAAGACAGCTACGAATTATGCTGCTGTAGATGCAAACGGTAGACCTTTGTTTACTGCTATGCACACCCCTATTATTTACGGTAAGACTTATTCAAATAAAAGTTCTGCTAGTCCTGTATCAAGCTCTAGGGTATCTGGTTCAACACCTACACCAACAGGTCCAACAACTCCTATTGAGATTATCCCTGATCCAAACCCTATTGAGATTATTCCTGATCCAAATCCAGTTGACAAAAAGACTGATGATAAAGTAATTGATACTACAATAACACCAGTTGTTCGTACAAAAGAAATTGTTAGTGATATTCCTGATTCAATTAATCCAGAGGATATTCCATTAATTACAGTTAGTAATCCATTGCAATTACCTGATATTCCTGAGGTTGATGACAAACCAGATAAAACTGGGGTTGTAGAAATTAATCCGGGAGATGCAGTTATTCCTGAACCTGTTGGACCAAACAGAGCAGGTGGTGGTGATCTTCCTGAAGAGTTTGATAAGTATCTTGTAGACGCATCCGCTCCTCTTGGTGGTGGAACTAATGGTGGTGGTAAATATTTTGATGATCAAAGTGCTGCTACTATGGCGTTTGCTGATGGTACAACTTCAGTAAAAGGTTATTCAGGAGGAACAATGAATGTAGATAATGATCCATGGGATTGGACAAAAACACACCCTATCGCAGCCCCTCTTGCCGCAGAGATTAAACCTTCTACCGAACAAGCTCTTGGTCGTGTTGCAGATAAAACAGAACAATACTTAGGTAATCAAGCTTTAGCTCTCGGTTCTAATGCCGCAACAAAGGGTATTGAAAAAGGTTGGTCAGCATACAATGCACCATTAACAACACAAGCAACAAATACATTAGGAACAACTGCAACAGGTGCTAAAGTAGCTTTGCCTAATGCAGGTGCTATTATTGCACCAGCAGAAAGTGCTTATGCGCTATCAGCTCCTGCTATGGGTGGTGCTGGTCTTGGTATCAGTACTGCTTCTGCCGCTCCTATTGGTGCTACTCTAGGCAATGCTTTACCTGCTGTAGCCGCTGAAGGTGCTGGTATGGCTGCTGCTGGATCTGGTGCTGCTGCAACAGGTGCTGCAATGGCTGGTGGTGAAGCCGCATTAGCCGCTATGGGTCCAATTGGTTGGGCAGTAGGCGCAGGACTCTTAGCTAAGAAGCTAAAATTATTTTAAGGAAATACTATGGGACCACTATCAGGTAAACAACATAGAGAGTACCTCAAGTTTCAAAATAAGGAAGCTCGTGAAAAAGCTAAGATGGAACTTGACGAAAGTCGTAAACAACAATTACATGAGATTAAACTTCAAGAAGCAGCTGCAAAAGCTAATC